CGCATCGTATTGGTGTATTTGCCTAACCCCGCCTTCTTCAACAAGGCTTCATTGAAATTCATAACAGAATCGAAAAGTGAACTGTGGAGACTCTTGTCCCAGCCGGATATATCCAAGGACATAATCTTCATGTCACGCACATCACAACCAAGGTCGCCCTACATTCTATCGACCAGCTTTTAAGCACCGCAGTAGAACCAGGAGAACCCGATTGCGGTGTTGTAAGTGAACTTATTATCTGTCCACCACTGGGAGATAAGTGCGGACCATGTCGTGCACGCAAGCATAAAATCAGTCGCAAAATACATCACTAACCGACCGGCATCAGGTATAGTTCCCTGCTACAGGCGGCCACGAGAAGAAGCCATCATGAAATTGTCCTTTAAATCTGAGCATTCAACGTCAAGCATTTAACGTGCTCTCGGTATCGCAACCCCGTAGGATTCTCTCTTCTTGGCATACTTCGTGCCCTCAAAACCTGTCTAGAAGGGGTAACCTGAAGCGGTACTGCCATCTAATCTTTCCATATGAGTTGCAAAGGAACTGTCCATCGCGTCCTTGTCATGGGTGTCGGCTGTTCTCATTTAGTCTGCACTTAGCACTATCTTGTCCGCCAACAACTTTGACTGCACGTTAAGCAGTTCCAATCGTTCGTCTGAAGGTCTCTTGGCTCCGTTGAACTTAACCAAATCCTTAATTAGCAATTTTGGCAGGGTCTGCGTCCTCCGATATTCACTAAGTGTCTCGTGAGGTACATCGCCATTATGCACAAGGGCATTAACTACATATGAGTTAACTGAATACTGCACTTGCACGCCACTAGGATAGTAAGCGAAATCGCCGTCAAGTTGCTCAATATCAGCTAGATCATGCAAAGCAATTTCAAGGTGCTGTAGCATGCTGTTCTTAGTACTGGCCTATTCCGCGATCACATCGATGTGCTGATCGGTAGACTACAGTGCGTTACTGAGTATATCGCTTCCCTTAAACACGTAAAGGAAAAATGACGCAAGGTCGTTTATATCATAGCCGCCGTAAGGTCCGGTCTTGTTCGGTTGCTACTAAAGTTGCGGTTTGATTTTCTCGACGCTATCGGGAGGTTTTCTCCCGAACTTCGCCCTTTTCAGGTTCAATGTTTCTTAGGCCAGGAAAAGTTTCTTATCTTAGTAAATAGCGGTCCTGTCCATGTGTGAACTTATCAAATACCCGATCCACAAAATAGCGGAGAATAGCAAAACGCTTTCGAAGAAGCTACGGAGTGCTCCAAGGTGTTGGGCAACTGCAGCGCACAATTACCCGAGGGAGCCGAAAAACGGAATACCAAGCACTAAAGCAAGCCAAGCACTGATTATCAACGCACCCAATGCAACGTGTGTCCT